ATCAGACCAACGTATAAACATTTTATCTTGAGTTGCTGTATCACCAATAGTTGTTTCTGTTCCCATACAGACAACATGTCTAGTTTCTGTTGATACTAAAGATAAAGTAGAATTAGTAGGAGCATTAGCAATAGCTGTAGCTCTATTACTTGACATTCCTCCTGAAGTATCCCATTCATAAGTTTCACCATCTTTTTGTGTTATTATTAAATCTTCTCCCCAATTATTGATAGACCATAACCTTGCGTCAAGAGTAATTTGTGAACTTGTTCTAGGAGTATTCCAAGTACCTGCATTCCAAGTTCCAGCTCCCCAACCATATCCAAAAACTTGTTCACTTGGTCCAATATTTAATTGATAAGTAACAGTACAATTAGCAGTAGGACCTACCGCAGAACTGGCAGTTGCACTACTTTGAATAGTATAAGCATCAACATTTGCTATACTTAAAATTTCATATTCAGCATCTAATGTAGCTGCAGGAATTCCACCAACGTCAGTACTTACACTACTTAGTGTGACAAAGTCACCTTGTATAGCCCCATGAGTTGTATCTGTGATAGTTATAATGTCACTACTTGAAGTAGTACTAATAGCATTAACAAGAGCTTCTGTTGATCTTATAGGAGTAATATCTTGACTTGTTCCTGAAGCATAAGCATATACTTTTCTATCAGTTCCTAGAGCTTCAAGACGAGAACCATCTAAAGCAAACCATTGTTCTAAAGCTCTTCCAACTCCTACATAATAATCTGTACTAAATTTTGTCCAACCGCCTATTTTTTGAGGAAGTCCTTTACGAAATCTTATTTTATCACCATCTACCCATTTACCTTCTGCTCCAGTAGGAGTATTTTCAGTATCAATTCCTGGTTGAAAATTTAATTGAGTTAATGGCATAATTTAAAGTATATAACAAAAATGGTAAAAATCTATTGCTATTTTACAAATGAAGGTAGACCTAACATAGGTCTTCCATCGAATTTGTTTTTCTCAGCAAATGGGCCATTTACATGATTATAATGTAGAAATACTTGGCCACAGATGTTCCCGTCAAAAGGCTCTCGCCAATGTTCAAGTTCACAGCCACTATATACTAACATATCTCCTACTTCAAGCAAGACTTTAGTGCCTGCTGGAGCATTTGGTTTTACAATCTTTTTGTATTCATCAATAACATTATCAGCTCCTGTACTATCTATAAATATAGGCCAAGGATCACCACCTAAATTTAAGGTGCAAGATATCTCACAAGAAGGTCTATCTTTGTGTCTTCTTAATTCATCACTTTTTTTATAAGCTCTAGTGTAAGAATAGGTTGGTATCAAATCTAAACCTGTGTGTTTTTTCATAACAGGTAACATTTTAACTAGTAAAGTATCCATTACAAAATCACCATAACAAGAAAAGGTATTAGGTATTTGTTGATCAGTCCATGTTCCAAGGATCGGGGACTGTGAGTGTAGATTGTTTTGATACATGAATGCAGTTGCATCTCTTTTAAGTAATAAATAATTTAAAGCGAAGTTAGCTAGCTCGTAAGATAAAGCGTTTTTAATTACTTGATATTTTTGTTGTTGAAATGTCATACGAACATACCTTTCTGTAAAAAATTAAATGACACTGATATTCTTATATCGTTAGATTCATTAGGATCAACACAGTGCATTAACCAAGAGGGAAACATAATTAAACGTCCTGCTTTTGGTTCGTAATGTGTTTCTCTATATAATCTTGCGGGTACTGGACCTTCTTTTTGTTTAGGTCTTGACATACAAGCTGATGCTCTTGGATCATCTATTTTTAAATGACCAGAATTCTTAGAAGCTTTTATATAATACACACCAGACCACAATGAGTTTGGATGTTGATGAGCTCTATTCATTCCACCTGGTGGATTTATATTAGCCCACATATTTCCTAAAAAAGGTTCACTGTCTAAATGCTCTTGATCATAAATAGTTTTTTGACAAGCATATAACATATCAACTAATTTTGCATACTCTGGAAGTTCATGCATGTTAGTTGTTGAGTGCCAACCTTTTACATTAGTTCTAGTTAATCCTTTATCTTTATTAGACCAAGCTACAATATCTCGCTCTAACTCTTGATTAAGAGTTGGGTGAACTATGTCTGCAATATAGATAGGTGTTGGAAAATGTAATTCTCTAAACATTATTTAAAGGGTGTTCCTCCAAACCACATAACAAGTGAATTTCTTTTGCCACGTATAACAGGTGTCACTCTATGTCTTATAAATGAAGCAAAGAATACTGCATGACCTTGTTTAAGTTTTGCAATTTTACCCTCACTCATTAATTCTAAATCCCCACCTTCAAATTCATTCTCAGGAGACAACAAACAAGTCATTGATATTTTTCTAACTGGTGGTTCATGGGCCATGTTCACATCATTATCAACATGCCAATCATAAAAACCTCCTTCAGGATATTCTGTGTATTGTGCGGGTTCAGTTAAAGTCATTCCTTCAAAACCAAAATGATTACCATTAGTGGTTTTCATAATACGTTCAATGTCTTTATACATATCATTCATTTTCTTAAAAGGTATCCAACTAATATGTGAAGTTCTAGTTTTAGTATCTATTACTCCTCCTTTAATTCCTTTACCACTTCCAACTTGTGCATCTTGTTTAGGCTCTGATCTTCCTGCATCAATAATCATTTTACATTGTTCAGGTGTAAATATAGGTTGTGTAGTCTCTACTATAAACGATTTCCAACGTGGCTCTGTTATCATATTGCTCCTCTATTTTTAATTGGATCAAACTGTACATCACAGTTTGCAGCTAGTGTTCGTCTAGTCTCATTAGTTCCATTAAATGGATAAACACAATGTCTCATGTCATATGGAAATACATAAAAATCTCTAAGGTCCATTGGCGGTTGATAATCTATTTTTGCAAACTGACCATTACTTGCACCTAGTATTTGCAGTCTTCCATTTTGTGGTATTGCATCATTTGAATACTCTCGACCATAAGTTGAGGGTAGTTTTAAAATCATGACACTTGATAAACCTGTAAACAATGTTCCTCTATGAATGTGTGCAGGATTGTATTCATGTTCTTTCATTTCATTTACCCAAATAGAATTTAGATGAGTATCATATTCTCTGATTTTATTAAATGCTAAATAGTGTTTGAATATTTCCATGAAATAATTTGTAACATCTCTAGGTAATATATTATGATTTTTCATCTTAGATTGATCCTGACCATTATAAAATAAAGAGTGTTCACTTTCTATCTTACCTACTAATTGACCATTAGCAGGATGTAAATTATGAAAATTTTGTTCGTAGATTTGATTAATCGAATGAAATATATCAAGTGGTACCTGATACTTTAGAATCGATTGACCTAAAAATACAAAATCAAATTTAAGATTTTGGTTTTCCATGCTGTTCAATTTGCTCTTTCTCTTTGTAACTGCTTTCTAATTCACCAGATTTTTTAATTCTTTGTAGAGATTGTAATTGACCCATTACATTGAATACTTCAGACTCAGAAGAACTTGCATTTAATGATTTTGCTTTCTCATGATATTGCATACCATAAGATTCTAGTTGATGTTGATTAACATCTTTGTCATTAAAAGATCCATCATTAAATTCACTTTTTAATTTAGACCACATTTTAATTTCTCTCATTCTATGTTTTGCAGTTTTTTCCATAGAAGCTTTAGCAAATCTACATTCATCTAAATCTATTTCATATTTAGTTTTTTTATATTCATCTTCTTCTTTATCTATTTTCTTTTCTAACCAAGTAATCTTTGCTTCGTTTCTTCTATAGTCAAAAGATAAAGTCATTAGGTTATCTAAATAAGAGGATTGTTCTCTAACACACTGCCAATATTTTGAAGCTTTAGTTGGGTATCTATTATCTTGTAGTACAGAAAATCTTGCTTCGGTTTCTGTTCGAAACATTTGTTTCTTGGTCCAAGTGTCTCTAAGCTCATCTACCATACCTTTAAAAGCAGATAGATCTTCTTGTTCTAATAAATTATTTAAATGAGTTTCCTCACCTTGTATTACTTCTTTTACGTCTTTTTTCATAGATTTATTCCTTTATAATTTCTTCTTATATATATTATCTAAAATATTTTACAAGTCTTATGAATCGGTAAATGTTCTTGTTTGACCTGCACCCGCACCTGTAAATAATTCTGTTGCAGTTGAATATGGTGCAGGACTTGATCCTCCAAAAATTATTCCTGCTGTTGATGGTGTTTCTCCTGCTCCAGCATTATATCTAGGAACAGACATATCTGTTGTTTCTGTCCAAGATGAACCATTCCATAATTCTGTATTACCACCTGTTGCTGATATTGCGTTTGAATTATCTTGTCCAAAAGATATTCTACCACCATTAGCTGTATTTAAATCTGCAACTTCTGTCCAAGCAGATCCATTCCAAGACTCTGTAATAGTTAAATTAGTTCCTGGTGGACTAGCGCCACCACCTGTTATAGCAGAAGTGTATGTTCCTGATACAGCTGCATAAGTTCTTATTGAATTTAAATCGCCTACTTCTGTCCATGAAGTTCCATTCCAACTTTCATTTATCGTTGTTCCAT